ATTATCTCTTGTTTCTTTCAATAACATCTGATTCCTTGCATCAGCAATAGCATTTCTTGTTTCTTCAGCTCTTCCTTCTCTTGCCATTACTCCAGCTGCTAATTTCTCAATATCTTCATTATAAGGAGTTATACTCCCCATATCAGCTGTTTTCATACCTTTAATTATTGCCATCTTGTATTATTTATATATTAAAAAAGTAAAGTGTTATCATTGTATTTTATTAATTCTTAATGCTTAAATTAACTCAACAAATATAACACTTTACCATATCAGTATCGAATCAATGGCGTTTTACATATTATTTCATTTTAATAATAGGTGTATTTCGACGCTCATATTCATTTAATAGGTTTTTAGCAATGATAATCATTGATGTTATATGCCTATCACCCTTAAACTTATTAACTTGATCACATACAATTTGTACATTATCCATAGTATATCCTCCACTTGGTTCTATTTGATCTAAGCTAGGACTATGAGGGTGTATTTTTATTGGTATTATTGATTTAGCTGAATAAGGTTTTATATAAAATGGAGTACCTGATACTTCACATATACCATTGTTTAACTTTTCTTCAACCCAATCAGTAGTTAAATTGAAATCAATCCCTTTCTTTTTCGCTCTTGCTTTTGCACCATTAACCAGTGTTCTTGCTCTATACCTAACAGGATTAGCTAAAGCCCATACTTCTAGCTTTTTACGCCTGCATTCTCGCATTTGATCTCTTTCTATTAACTTATTAATATACTTCTTTAAATTAGCATTAGAACGCTTTCTTAGACTATTTAATTTAATAATGTCTTGTATTTCGTTAATTGTTGCTGATTTATATGAACTATGTATTATTTCTTTAGTTCGTTTACAATATCTCATAATAATTATTTACTGAGATAATATTAGTTATTTTATTCATTTTCGTATAAGGCTTTAATAAAATCTATTTCATATCCTTTGGGAATATCTAACATTCTAAGGTTATAATGTATATCATTTTTAATATACCTTCTTCTATTGTTAGTTCCTTTATAAGATAAACCTAATTTTCTTAATAATAATCTTACTTCTTTAATGTGTTGATTTAATTTTAACCATGGAACCCATCTTTTATCCATTTTATATTGTTCTATTAATATAACAGCAAGTTTAACATTAACCTCATCTTTTGATGTCAATAGAGAAATAACCGAATCTTCGGTATCTTCTATTTCAACTCTATTTTTATTTTCTAGACATCTTTTAAATTCATTATATGAATATACTTTTTTACCTGCAAAACAATTAAATGATTTATTTATTATGAATTTATTAATTTTTTGACCAGTACTAGTCGTATAACCAATAAATTCTCGCCTATTAAATTTAGAACCATACCAACGATTATAAGAATTATATCCTGTTACAGGATCTATTAATATACAACTTGCACTAACATTTTTGAATTTATCCTGAATACTTTGATTTATATTTTTCCAATCGGGATTTATTATATATTTTGTTGTTGATGGATAAAACTTATCACATTTTTCTCTTGTGCATACAACATGAGTAGCAGTTTTATGAGGAGTTGATGTCCACGCAATTGATCTCTTAGTTAATATTTTTTGTAATGTTTTATGACCTTTTGTTTTAGTATCAATAAATACTAGTGATTTATCATCAAATACTAACGCTTCATTTATGTTATTTTTCATTATTTTTTTCTTTAAAAGATTTTAATGTATATTTAAATGGATTACCATCTATGTTTTCAACTAACTTTAACATTTCAGCTGCTACTTCTCTAATTTCTAATTGTGCATGCTCACTGTTTCTAAGTTTTAAAAAATTAGCAAAACTCCGCATATTAAATGCTACATCTGCTTGTATTTGAGAATTATATGTTTTGAAAAATCGTGCTGATTCTTTTGCTCGCTTTCTACCTAAACTTGGTGTTAAATCCTCAATGCAGGCATGATAAAGCGTATTACCTAATTCAGTATACTCTTTTAACATGTCAGACCACGATTTATTTTTTTTAAATAATATATAATGTCCCTTATTTCCTTGATCTAAAGCTTCTTGATCTTTAAAATACATAGCCTGATTAGATATATTATTATCCCAATCATTTGGGATATAAAATTTATCTTCTTTTAACTCTTTATATCTTGCTGACTCTGCATTTAAAGAACTCATTCTATGCTTAAGTAGATGTATATGTGTTGCTATATCTGTATCAACTAAAAAATGAACTATACCTTTTTCAAAAGGAGTTTCATGTCCATTGCTCCATAACATATCAATTAGCTTTGGAATACGTTTTCTTTTTTCATCTGTTATTTTTCTATTGGTTGAAGTCCATGCTGAACATGCTATCATTTCATCAGAACCATAATAACCAATTAATTCTACACTATTATTCATAATATTTATTTCTATTTTCTATTGTTTTGTTAAGTAAATCATTATCTAATGCCATCATAAGATTAGAAATAGCATGTGCTAAATGATATAAATTACTTTCATCGTCTATGTCATTATTACATAAATATTTATTTACATGTCTTAATGATGCGTCAATATATGTTGTATTTCTTGCTCCTTGTGAGAAATTATATTCATCATATTTATCAGCCCCGTAAGTAAATACTTTTGCTGTTTCAAGTAATGCTAATTGTGGAAGTAAAGACAGTCGGGGTTTAACCCGACCATCTTTAACAAATTCCTTTTTTGCTGGTTCATCCTTACTTGCAACTATAAAATTTAAAAACTTATCATCACTTTCAGATTTACCAATACTTATTATTTTACTAGTATGTATAGATGTTTTAACACCATTATTGTTAATAATAATACTTTCATATACTTCGTCAAAACCTATTATAAATCCACTTCCTTCTTTAGTAGTAATATATTCACCTAATACAAGTTTAAATTCATCATTATCAATTTTTACATTCATTTTTATTAATTTTTATTTTTAAATTTAATTGTCTCATTATCAATTGAATATTTACTATCAAATTCACTTTCTGATAATATTTCAATAGTTTTAGTGTCTGTTAATTTTAATTCATCAATTAACTGTTCTAAATATTCATCGCTTCTTAATAGCACATGAAATGATTTATCAAATATTGTTGTTGAATTAACATAACTGTAATGAGAATATATACTTTGTATTGTTTTATTATTACTAATTGAAGTATATTCTTGCTCTTGATACATTTCACTATATTTTGAATCAATCATTTTATGCATTCTATTTTTAATGAATACTTTATATCTTATAATTGCTTTGTTTGATTTTTTATTTTCATATTGATAACAATCAATAAATCCATCATACTTTTTAATTGCATTTAATTGTGTTTTAAACCTTGGATTACGTGTATCACAATATATAAAATATAAATAAAATGGGTTGTCTGATTCTAGTTCTTCTTTTATTGAATAATCTTTAGAATTTTCATCATCAACATATACATTTATTGAATCAAATGTTTCACTTAATGTCGGTTCTAGTTTTTGAAATGCTTCTTGTAAAGCTAAAGGAAAATACATTCCTTGCTCAATGTAAAACATATATTTAGCAAACTTAGTTAGATTAGGGTTTGAAATGTCTGTATTTATTGTCATTAATTTCAAATTTTTATTTTTGAAAACTTTGTTGGTTTCGGTGTTACTAAGCTCTCGTTATGTGTAATGATCCAACTCAATCTGAATCCTTCTTCGAGCTTTTTAATACCTTCTTTTAAACCATACCTATCAATAAATAGTTGAGTACAGACTTGTTTCATTTCTTGTTCAGTACCACATTTTAATAATATATTAAATGCTGATTTTTCACCTATACCTTCTACACCCTTGTAATTTTCTTTTGGTGACCCTTTTAATAATTGAAAATAAATTTGATAATATCCAGTAGCATGTATTTTGTTTTTAAGTACCTCAATTTTACCTGGATATTGTATAACAGTAGTCTTGTTAGTTTTTATATTATAATATATTCCAGGTACTGCTAAATAATCTCTATCATTTGCTATCATAACAGAGTTTGATATCCTACTTGCTAATATAGCAATAGCATCATCATTTTCAACATTTAAATATGTTTTTGGATCGTATGTATTTTTTATCTCACGAAAACAATCTTTTAAATATGGTAAATAATTAGCTATTGCCTTTTTCTTTTTTTTAGTTCTACGTTGACCTTTATATACTGAACTTACTGATACTTTATTTCTAAAGTTAGTTTTACTATCTTCTAAAATAATATTAAAATCATCTGTATGAAATCTTTCAGTCAATGTTTTTATATGATTGTAGATAGTTTCTTTATAATTTTCTTTGTTACCATGTATAAAAGCTAATGAGCTACCATCTATCCACAATCTTGTATTTAACATAAATATTCATTTAATTTAGTCACTTTATATTTAAGTTTAGAATCACCTTTTTTCCACTTATTCTTACGATCATTTACATATACCTCAGTGTTAATCATAATCTGAGGAGTAAATGTTTTTCTGAATAATGTTTCTTTATTGATGTACTTTTTACCTAAAGCATAAGGTATTACTTTTTGTATATAAATATTAAATTTTTCAGCCATAGCTGATTGTCTATCTGGAAATATCATGTCACTTTTTCTATTTCCATTAAAACCACCTTTAACATCTACATAAATAATACCTCTATTATTATTACAATAATAGTAAGGGCGGTTTTCATAACCACCCTTCTTATTATGGTAAAATATTTTATATGCTTTAGGATTAAACTTAAATATAAAATCTGGCGTATATTCTCTTTTCTTTGTTAAAATAAATAATTTATATTTATCTTTAGTTTTGAGTTTAGCCATCCTAGTTGATAATGTTTCATTAATTACACGATAGGTTTTTTTATTTGGATAAATCCAATCAATATAACCCTTATTATATAATTCTAATAACCAAGTATAAAAATACTCTTCTTCTTTAGAATCAAATGCATAATTAATTTTATTATTTTGTTTATTCATAATCTCGTATTGCAATTCCAACTGCTTCTAATGGTTTCTTATCGTTAGATAATTTACGATATTCAACAGTTATCATTTTTCCTTTTACATCTGTTTCAAAATTAGTGGCCCATTCTTCACGTTGTGCACTTGTTCCTTTAAGTTTAACATGAAAAACCTTACCTTCTTTTGTTCTACATATTAATGTAGATTGTTTTTCCATTTTACCTTTATTCCAATAATGGTCAACGCATTCAAACTCATCAGTTACTCTAGGTTTAAGTTTAGTTTTACCTGATGTTCTAAATCCAAAACCATATTTTGAGTTTGGGTCGCAAAATACACTTCCCTCATAACCTAAATCTAATGCACTTTTATGAAATGATGTAATATCTTTTTCATTTTTAACAGGTTCAGCACAATCAATTACAATATTTGGAAAATCTGTTGTATCTAAAGCAAGTAATAAATTACGTCTTTGTGCAAATGTAAGATTTGGAATAGCTACATCATAAATGTGATATTCTAATTTACTATTTGGGTCATCTCTTTTAACCATACTGCCAATTTCTTGTAGCGGAACATCATGTAGATATAATTCACCATCAAATGTTTGATCTAATTGGGTATTCATCATTGCAGTTACACTTTCTAAAACATGAGGTATATTAAATATTTTACCTTCACGAGATTTAAGTCGTATAACACCATTGTGTTTTTCAGCAATACATCTACATCCATCTTTTTTAAATTGAATATAACCTGATTTAAAATTATCTTTTTTAGGTTTATATTTATTTAATAGCATTGGCATTATAGATTTGTCTTTAAAAGTGTTATTTGTTGATTCATCAACACATGTCATTGTATCTTTATAACCTTTTGCAAACATTAAATTCCACTTACTTGTCAATTCCTTTTCTGCTTGTTGTTGAGGAGTAGTTTCATTTTTACGTCCAATATTTTTACCTGTAGTAACTTTAACAGAACTAATAGAAGATTTAGTACTTCCTACTGTTCCTGTTTTAGCATACATTACACATGTATCTTTACCTGTTTCTTTACGAGTATAAAGATCTAAATAAGCTACCTTATTAGATTGTGTTTTTTTATATAATCTTTTAAGTTTCATAATACTTTTTTTAATTAAAACAGGCTGACATATTTCTATATCAGCCTGTTTATAAATTTCTAATTGTTTTTATTTTTTATAAATTTCTAAAAACTAACCTCACATGCACCTCCTGCACATGCTACTTGGTCATTAAGATTAGTTTTATCTTCTTCTTCAATGATTTTTGTTAAATCAATTGGATTGGATTCAATTATCTTAACTAATCTTTCGTACTCTTCTTTAGTTGCCTCTTGAAATGGAGCATCTTTATATTGACCTCCATCATAAGGAAGAACAGATAATCCATTATAATTGTTTTTATTATTCCACATCCAATCACCAACATCTTCCCATTCATTTTCTTTAATACTAATAGTAGCACTAACATTATTATGGTTCTGACCGCTGTTGTACCCTTCTTTAACCCAGTTTAAATTAAATAAATTTACTCTTTCAATCATTTCTATAGCTGTTTCATTTTCACGTAAAATAGCTGTATCTGGAGCCATTTGAGGGGTATGTATAATAGCTGAAGTGGAATCCCATTCCATAGTTTTTACTAATTCAGGATGATATGTTGTAAAAAATGTATGTAAATCATCTCCAATAGTACATTGCATATTACGAATATAATACTTAGAATGCCAGGCATGTATCCCGGAACTTGTTCCTAATACACAACTTGTTGAACCCGAAGGTTTTATTGTTGTTGTTCTAGCAGCTGTATTAATATTTATAATATTGGCAATTCTTTTATTTTCTTCTTTAACTATTTTAGTTGAATCAGATAACAAAGAACCTTCTGTAGCTATAATGTCTAATAAATCACCATTGCATATACCTGTAATACCTACACCAATTAAAGCATCTTTTTCTGTATTACGTTTCCATACATCTCTAAGATAATGAAAATCAGTAAAACCTGCCTGCAATGTACCAAAGAAAGTTGCGCATTTAACTCTTTCCTTAAAATCAGCAGCTGATGTAATATTTGCACCACTGACTTCACATAAATTACAAAAAGTATGTGGGCGTAATGCAATTTCACAACACGGATTAGTTCCCCATTCTTTATCTTGATTCCAATAAATACCTGGTTCTCCAAAACCTGAAGATTTAATTTGTTTCCAAATTTTAGTAAAAAATGTTTTACTTGCTTTGTGTCTTAATAGGTTAACAGAATTGTTAGCTCTGCCTCTTTGGCTATTTAATTCATACCATTTACCTGATTTACAAGATATCATTTCTTCATCATCTGCACTAAATAAACTAATCATTGCACTTCTTCTTATTCCTCCTGCTAATACTGAATCAGCAATATGACATTGAATATCATGACATTCTAAAGTAGTTAATTTATCTCCATTTTGTTTTCTATCAAGTATTAATTCAATTTCATGTAAACATCTACGTAATGGTTCTGGACCAGGAGCTTTTCCACCTGCAGTTACTAATCTTGCACCTTTAGGTCTAATGTCAGAAAAATTAAATTTTGGTTTCGACTTAGTATATCCTAAATAAGATTTTAAAAGAGCTTTAATTGAATCTGCCCAACCTGTAATATCATCTGAAACTAAATATTTTCTTTCTTTAGTTGGTCTGACAACTTCAGGTAACTGTTCAATATGATGTTTTTGTACAGAGTAACCAACACCACAACCTGATAACAATAAAAACATTGTTTCTGAAAATGCTCTATAATCATTAACAGGTAAATAAGAACAATTATACCCGCGTGCTTCATTTTTCTCAATTGCAATTCCACTAAATTGACACATTCTCATAGAAGGTAGAACTTCTTTTTTATATATCAATTTAATATTACTTTCAATTTCATCATGCAATTGAGGATATTTTTTCTTCATCATTGTTTCATAT